GCTGTTGTCTCCCGTCGGCACATAAGGTCCTACGTCCACCGTGACGGTGCCCTGGTTCACTTCCAGAGTGGCCTTGAGAATGCCGTTCACAGTTATCTGCAGCGTTCCTCTGCCAGTTTCCATCTCCTCTTCGAGCGAGCTCCACTCGATCATGGCCAGACAGGAGCCGCCGGTCTTGATGCTCTTTGCGTTCCACCCGGAAACGTTCCTGGCCGTGAAGGTGACGTTATCGTCGGATCCGCCGCCCCCTCCTCCGCCACCGCCGCCTCCGGTAGCGAACGGTCCGATCGGGTCGGAGATGTCGTCGCCGTTAGATGTGAGATGGAGATATCCTTTGCTGTCTGCGTATCCGTCATCCGCCTTCTGGTCCAGGAGCATCTGGACGCGGGCGACGGCCTGCTGCAGGGCGATCGCTTTCTGTTCGACCTCTGCGAAAGAGTTTTCCAGGTTATTCGCTTTTGAAAGCGCCTGGGTGGCCACCGCCTCTGCGTTGACCTTCATGCGGGCGACCTCCTGCGCCTTGTCGTCTACCGTCTCGACCGCATTCGTGCGGGCCGCATTGACGTCATCGACGCCCGCTGCCGCGGCCGCCGTGATCGCTTCCAGCTTCCCGTCAAGGTCCGCCTCGTCGATCCTGCTTTTCGCCGCTGACACCTCTTCGGCCGCTTTTTCCGCCGCCTTCCTGGCCGTCTCTGCAGCTTCACTGGCTGATTCTGCTGCCGTTTTGGCTTCCTCCGCCGTTTTTGCGCCTTCTCTGATACTCTCTGCTGCTTCAATAATTTCTTCGAAATTGCCCTGGATTTCGACGATCTGACGTATCTCCGAGTCACTCTTGATCGTGTCAAGGTCGAGCGCAGTTCTATCCACTGAGAGGATAAATCTTTCTGTAAGGAGCTCTGCTCCGTCCTTTTCGATCGTCAGCTTACATGGCACCCTTCCGGCTACCGGCGTCATCTGCTCATGCAGAGAAAATGTTACCGTATCCCCTTCCAGGACCGCAGGAATGTCGAACCCGTGGCCGTCCGGCTTCGTGCCTATTATGGCCACCGTTGCCCCTTCCGGAACGGTGAACTCTGCACCGGAGGCATACAGCTGTGCCGCGTACGTCCTGCTGTTTCTGTCGTACTGGCTGACGTGGATCACCTTGGGCTCTGCGCCAGGCGTTACGTCAATCCGGATGTTTCTTCTGTACATGCTCAAGGTTATTCGCCCTCCTTTTTGTCGCAGACGAAACAGACCTGCTCAAATGTCAGCCGCTCGTCTCCGCTGGCCGCAGTCACAGACGCCGGAATTGCGCCGGCGCAACTGGCAACCTGCTCCGGGATCCAAAAAACGACTGCAAGGTTGTTCCTGTCCCCCGTTATCTCCACTTCCCCGCCGTCCGGTCTGCGAACCCTCATGGTCATTACCGTGTCTTCCGGAAGCTCCAGTTCTCCGCAGCTGGCGAAGAGGCCGAACTCTATCCTCCGGCTTTGCATGTCTCCCTGGCTGATATGGATCCTTACCGGCTCGCCGCCAGGTACCGCGTCAAGCTTCACGTATCTTCGGTACATCCCATATCCTCCTTCAGGTCCTCTACCGTTCCTGTGTGTTTTTCGCCTGTCACGACCATTCCCATGATGACCGACTCCAGACAGTGCCTCTGTACTTTTCCGCTGACCGCCTCCATAATGATGGCAGCTTCCACCGGCGAGATCTTATTCGCTGTGAACTGTTCTTCCGCGAATCTTGTTATAATTCCTTCGATCGCTATAAGTTTTTCTCTCATTCTTCACTCTTCTCCAGTATCCGCTCCGGCCTGATCCACAGTGACATCGTCTGTTTCACAGGGAAGACAGGTCTCTCTCCTATGTATCCTTTTTCGGGAGAGGCGACCAGTTCCATTTCTTCTCCGTCCAGGCAGTATATCTTCGCTCCGCGACTCAGGTGCTTATCCATCTGCGTGTCGCGGGTCAGCGAAACGCTGGATTTCGTGTTTTCATAAATCGCTATGTATTCCTTCATGCCTTACAGCTCCGATACCATTATCCCGTTGATAAATTTGACAGTGCCGTTCGTCCATGTGATCGTACCGTCGCCATTGTCTACGATACTTTCCACATACCGGAGGGTCCCGTTTCCTCCGTGCGTGCTCGTCGTGCTGATCGACGTCGAACGCGCTACGGTGATTATCCTCGTAGATATCCGCAGGCAGCCACCCTGTATCTGGACTCCGCTGTATACCTCGCCGGTGTCCAGGTCTTCACATTTGGCTGCGAAATCAACGAATCCATACTGGCTCGAGCCGTAGCCCCCAGTCATTTCTCCGTTCGAATTCAGATTCACCCAGTACCCCGAGGAGCTTCCGGATTTTATCGTTCCCTCGATGGCCGCGCTCTTCGCCGTCAGATCTCCTGACGTCGATACCTTGAATTTCCCGCCCCCGATATCTATGGAACCTTTTTTCATCGTCAGTTCACCCGTTTCGAGGTTGAACTTTGTGTTATTTTTCGGGTCCGCAAGGACACCCGTCGCGATGTACGAGGCGTTTATGTAGAGTTTTTTATCCTTGAGGTATATCCCCTGGGTCTCTCCGTTGTTCGTGAGCCGGTTGAACACCATCTGCTGCGTGACAGAATCGTCGTACGCATCCACCGCGTCAGATGCGATCTTGTCCACCGTTTTTCCTCCGACCTTCGCCGTCGAGGCAAGCTGGAATTCACCTGTCTCCATATTCCAGAAGTTTTTGCCTTTCGTGTCCGACAGGATCCCCGCTTTGATCAGTACCGCCGTAAGAGTCCCGGTTGTTATGAAGTCCGCCACCAGGTTCCCGTCGATCGTCCAGGCATTCTCATACGGTCCTCCGATTCCGTTTTTCGAAAATCCGAGCCCGTTCTTGTTCAGGCGGATGATGTTCACGGCCTGTTCTACTGTCGGCTTATCCAGGATCAGAATCTCTTCCGGCTCTCCGTCAGCATTCCTGCCGAACACCACATATCCGCCAAGGCCGCCGGTGATCAGATCTGTAGCGTGGTCTATCGCCTTCCTGAGCTCGCTCTTGGCGCCCCGGATGCCTTCTGCAGACGCTTCCGCTGTATCAGCGATTGCGCCTCTTATCGTCGCCCCAAGGCTCGACCTGGCGTCCCCCAGTTCGATCTCTTCGTATCGTCCCAAAAGCACGTTGTATTTCGTCCGCACCACTTTCGCCTGTGCAGAGATCCCGAGGGTTGGGAATTTCACCGTCACCCTGTCGCAAAGGCGCACCCTTTCCAGGTTCGCCGCCTCTTTGTACTCCTCCGTCTGCCACAAAGGGACGAAAGACACCTTGATCGATACCGACGGCACCCCGATGCCATTCGCCTTCATGTACGCCTCAGCTCTGTCACGGAGCTGTTTTTCTGTCGGTGCGGTTTCTCCGAAATCGGACGACAGATCCAGGGGCACGGTCCTCTGATATGCAAAATTGCCCGCGTTCTGGCTGTGCAGCACCTTTTCCGGAAGCTCCACGACATTCTCTACCCCGTTCTCTCCTGTCGACCTGTAGAACGGGTACACGCCTGTGATCGTATTCTGGATGTTCTCATCCTGGCGGATATCAGTGATGTTCTTGCCGTATCTCAGGACCACGCCCCGGTCCATTCCCCGCTCCGAGTGGAGCCTGACCGTATAACCATCGAATTCATATTCGCCGCCATACGTGTCCAGGACTGAGCCTCTGACACCGCCCAGCACGGAGCGGATCGATGACGGCTGGTCCACTTTGAAGTTTGCCGCTGCCGTCACATCTGTCCAGAATTCAAATGGACATTCTTCTGCTGAGTGTGTTTTCAGCCCCAGGAGTGCCTCCGGCGCCGACGAGGCCGTGAATGGTGAAACCGGTATGTGCGACAGCTGATAAGAGATGTGCTCTGCCTGGATCCGGATCTTCCCGCCCATCGGCTTCGAGACCTTGTAGACCCTGAACGGCTGCTCCTGCGCGGCGTCAGCCGGTGCAGCCATGATAATGCAGTCATTCCTTATATCCCCGAAACGCCCGCCGGATACCGGATATAACATTTCGAGCTCGTATTTTCCATTTCTTTCTTCCTCGACGGTGCAGGCGAGCGCTTCGCTGAGCCGCCCCAGTCCGTTGCTTGAGAATGACGTCTCCTCCGGCGGGTACAGAATCGGAATCATAGTGTCCACCACCTTGGTGTGATCGTGACCGCCATCCCGGACGGGATGGCGATGCTGTTCGCCCCCGGTTCCAGGTCCGGAAGCTCGTCCGGGAGCGTTATGTACTTGTTGTAGTTTTCGTGCCCATTCTGCGAATAGGCATCCCCCAGCGCGAGGTCTATCACCAACACCCCCGGATGCTGTGCAACGATCACTGCATCACTGCCGATCCGGAGAGTCCCGCTGCCCTCCACCGTCAGGAGCGGCTGGGCGGCGTATCGCGTCGGGTTTTCAATCGTTGTTGTCCTGCCGGCCGGCAGCGATACCGGCGTTTCCCCTGTTTTCAGAAACCTCTGCGGCATGGCGTCGAGCGAAACCTCGAATTCCCCTGTCAGCCCGTTTTTGAACAGCGTAGGAGCCAGTCCTGAGCGCGGCCTTGCAAGTCTGAATTCATCCGGATGCCACGAGTCTTCAAGCCTCTTGTATCCGATGTTCGCCGCAAAGAATGACCTGAAATTTTCGTACTGTGACTGAAAATCAACTCCGATCCCGCATTTATATGCCCCCTGGTTGTTCCTCCATCGGCCGTTATCAATCGTAAGCGCTCCGTGGCGGCCCGGTATCTCCACAGATTCTGTATCCCTTTCCGGAGAATCCCAAAGCCCGTCCACGCTATCTACCAGTATCCCAAATTCGCGGGAGGAACGCCCCGCATACACGAAAAAGCCTCCTGCACTCATGCGAATACTGCCTCTTCTCTTTCCCACTCGTTCTTGATGTCGTCTTTAACGATCCTCGCGAGTTCGCTAACATCCTGACCTTCCGCCCCGTATACGGTTATATTCACGTCTCCGTGGTTGTAGTTGCGGATGGTGTCTCCCGCTGCCCGTACGGCCTGTGCCATCGCCAGGAGCGCCGACTGTACCGCTGTCCCTGTCGGGAGTTGAGCCACTGTCTGCATGCTCTGCATAACACCGGCCACCGCGTCTTTGATCAGCGCTATCAATGTGTCTTTGCCGGATACGACCTCTTCTCCGGATTCACCTCCTCCAAGGAGCCTGCCTCCGGCCATGCCGAATATAGTGGCATCCTTCAGGATGCGGGGCGTATCCATGGCCTTGTCGTACCAGTCGACTCTGAGCGTACGCGGGTCGGGGATCGTTCCAAGCACCGGCACGTCGATGTAGGAGCCTACATGGATGTGCGGGAGCTTCAGATCCGGCAGGTGCCATTCGAAATCGAAAAAGCCTTTTATGTCTTCGATTGCATTCCTCACAAATTCTTTGGCCGATCCGATCGGGTCTTCAATGAATCCCCTGACCTTTTCGAAAATATCTTCCGCCTTGTCCGCAATCCACCCGAATTTCTCGTCGATCGACGCTTTCATTTCTTCGATCTTTCCTTTCACGCCATCCTTGATGTCCGTGAATTTCTGCACAGTATCTGTTTTGAAGTCTTCCCACTTCTGTTTTACGTTCTCGACGAATTCCTGTGCCTTCTCCTTGATGGTATCCCAGTTCTTGTACAGTGCTACTCCGATGGCTATCGCAGCTGCGACCGCTGCCACGACCAGAGCTATCGGTCCCAGGAGAGGAGCCCCCAGCATAGGGATCAATCCGCCTATGGTCGCTATAATTGATCCCACCGTACTTATGACCGTCCCCAGGATCACGAGCATGGGGCCTATGACTGCGGCAATCCCTAAGATCTTGATGATCGTCTGCTGTTGTCCCTCGTCGAGCCCGTCCCACTTTTCCTTCAGCGAGGTGATCGCGTCTCTGATCGCCGTCATTGCTTCTGTGATCATCGGCGCCGCCGTTTCCACGATGTCAGCCCCAAGATCTTTCATCGTGTTCATCGACATCTGCATCTCGTCAAGCGGGTCGAGCGTCTCTCCGAATGTCGTTTCTACGCTTCCGGCGAAGTCTGACATGCTCGTCCCAAGCGCCTCGAACGACAGGCGTCCTTCCGCGCAGGCGTCGGCTATGGCCGGCCCCGCTTTCGCGCCGAACAGCTCCGTTGCAGCCGCATATGCCTCGGCTTTGTTGGATCCATCTCCCATCGCCGCCTGAAGCTCGCTGAGCGCCTGAGCTGACGTTTTCCCGTCTTTCGTTGCGTTCTGCAAGGCTTTTTTCAGGCCAGTTATGGCTACTCCTGCATCAACACCGTTCTTGTCGAGGTTGGCCAGGAACATGGCCGAATCCGAGAAGCTTAGCCCCGCCTCGTCGAGAGCGGTTTTGTTCGCCTTCAGCATCTCTGACAGTCTGTCTACGTTGACCCCTGTATCCTGACCCGCTTTGTTGAACGTGTCGAGCACGAGCCCCGCGTCTTTAGCCGAGATCCCCCATGCCGCCATCGCCGACTGTACCGTATCGACCGACGAGGACACATCCGTTTCATTCAATTCCGCGAATTTCACGAATTTGCCCGACAGATCTTCCAGGGAGTCTCCCGTCAGGCCGAAGCGCGTGTTGACTTCGCCCACGGCATCTGCGGCCGTCTGGAAGTCCGTCGGGATAGTCTCCGCGATGTTCTTCACTCGCTGCTGCATGTCCTCAAGGGCCTCTCCGCTGGCTCCTGTCTTGGTCGTCACTGTGTCGAGCGCCTCATCGACCTCTTTCCACGCCGCCACCGATGCTCCGCCGGCCGCCACGATCGGAGCGGTGACATGCGTCGTCATGAATTCTCCCGCCTTTGTCACCTTGTCGCCGACCGCTTCGATCTTGCTGCCTATTTCCTCGACCTTTTTGCCAGCTTCCTGCATCGACGCCTGGAATGGAGTCGGGAGGCTTTTTACCTCATCCGTCAGCCTTTTGAGCGCCTGCTCATCGGCTGCTATCTGTCTTTCAAGTGCCCTGGCAGATTCGGAAGATGCGTCGAAGCCGTCTGATTTCTTCAGCTGCTCAAGAGCTTCCTTTTCCCGGCCCAGCTTTTCCTTTGTTCCTTCCACCGCTTGTGCAAGATAATCCTGTTTCTGGCGGAGCAATTCCACGTTCGAGGGATCCAGCTTGAGAAGCCTGTTGACATCCCTCAATCCTTTACCGGCATCACTGAGTGATTTATTTACTGCCTTGAGGGAGTCATCCAGCTTCGTGGCGTCGCCGTTTATTTCGATCGTTATTCCTTTTGTGCGGCTCGGCATACTTTAACCTCCGATAAACTCCCTGAACTGTGCCTGCGTTGCCTTTTTGGGGTATTCGACCGTGTCGTTCCCCGATTCGATCATCATATCCATGACCATCCCGTATTCAAGGAGATCCAGCTCCTCGATGTTGAAGCCCATCTGCTTACATCTCAGGAGATAGGTCGGTGTCAGGATTTCCCTGACTGTTGGCTCGAATTTTTTTTTGAGCTGGCCACCTGTACGGCCCCTCCGAACCAGAGGTTCACGATCTCTGGCAGAATACTGTAGATGGAAAACGTATTCATGCTGTCTATCCATGTCCACGGATCGGGGTACTCTTCGCGGAATTTCTTCTGTTCCTCCGACACTCTCGGCGTCGGCGAAAGAGCCTGGTAGGCGAATGTATACGAGATACGGACGAACAGCTCATAATCCTCAATGGTAAACTGCGGCTGCTTCTCTTCGCCCTTTTCGTCCTCTTCGTCTTCCGCCCTCTCGCTCATCCCGCGCAGATCATCCATGTCTTTCATGAAATCCCTGCCAGGGAAGAGCCTGTTGTACTGTATAGGCGAAAAGGCAGAAGCACGGAATGCCGCACTTCTGCCTTCTTCGATCTGGATCACCTTTTCCATCAGCGCCTCCTTATGCGTTTGATACGCCAGGCAGGCAGACCTTTGTGAACCACTGGTTATATGTCGCCGCGTTGGCGCTCTTCGTTACACCGCCGCGGACGATGTTGCACTCCTTCCCGTCGATCGTCACCGGAAGAGGGGACGCCTGTACGGAAATGGATTCCGTGTCCGGCTCCCTCATGTTGTCCTTGTTTTCGCCCGCCTGATTAGGCCTCGTGGCCGTTACGTTGTAGTAGATGAAGCGGATTCCTTCGGCATCTCCCTTGAATTCTCCCATCAGAGCGAAAGGATCCGGAGTTGCGTCCGCGTCCTCGTACTGGATTCCTGTCGTGATGTCAACGCTCTCTGCGAGGCAATCCTGGCGGAACTGATCAGAGAGCTTCACAAAATTGAGGGTACCATTGTATCCGTTGTTGGATGCTATGATGATGTAGTCGATACCATCAGCACGGATCTTGGAAATGTCTCCCTGTGCCTGCATGTCGATGGACCGCAGGCCCTTCTCCTGGCGGATCCTGGACGCGTCGAACGTGATCGTGCCGTCTGCGTTCCGCTTTCCAGGGCAGTAATAGCAGTTCTTCACATCGTACCTGTATTTGTTGTCCATTTTTAAACCTCCATGGTGTACTCGGTATAATACAGCCCGAGCTCATCGTCATAATTTTTCCTGGCAACGAAACGGTCAAAAGCCTCCGCAAGCGCCGTCTCAAACGGTCTCCCATCCCCTGTGCGCACCTCTGTGTCCTCGTTGGTGTCTGAATATAGGTATACCGTCAGCCGCTGCCATTCGGCATAATCCACGCCATCTGCGCGGATCGTGACCCGCTGCGTCCCCCACTCCATAAACGGAGTCGCCAGCGTGCTGATCTTCTCCCGGCTGATATGATCCGGGTGGTCCACGTCAAAATAGATCCCGAACCCCTCGATCTTTTCCCGGATCTCATCTCTTGTCATTTGCCCATCTCCTTATTGATCTCAGCCAGCAGATTGTCCTCGAAAGCCTTCTCAACTTCCGCTTCTGGCGGAATGTGCTTGAAGGCATCCGTTCTGTTTTTGTTCTTCCGGAAGCGGGCTGCGCCTTTGATCTCGTGGCCGTCCTGCAGCAGGTGTGTAAGTCCCGGCTTCTTTTTCTGGTAGACCTCTCTGCCGTAGACGCCCACTCTATGGGCGCCTGCTCCTTCTCCGGTCTTTCCGGACGTCCAGCTCTTCGCGTATACGCCCGTGCGTTTCGGCGCCTTTTCTTTCGTCTCTTTCACGACCTCTTTCGCCGTCTTATCGACGGCACTCTCAAGGGCCGCTGCCGACGCCACCTTTACCGTTTCAAGAGCTCCCTGGACCGCCTGCTGCAATTCTGCATCCGTCCTCACTGTATCAGCCATCTGAGTGCCTCTTGTAAGCGACCTGGGCGGATGCCAGGGATACGAGCAGGGACACCGGGCGAGTGTCTTTCCGGTCCACCTGTTTGACCTCGAACTGCGTCCCATCAGAATCAACGAAGATATCTCCCTCCGTGATCTTTGTCTGCTCCGGGACGAGGATGGCCCGCTTGATCTGGGTCCCTGCGATCATCGCCTCCCAGTAGCGGTACATGCCCACTGTGTAGTCCGCATAGTGGATTATCTTCTGCCGGACCTGCTTCAAGCGCCTGTCCGACACCTCCCACGATGTCCCCCAGCCGTCTGTGTAGGTCTGCAAGTTAGTTGCCTTCGGTCTCAGCATTTTTGTACCCCTTAGCCGCTGCCCAGGTGGTGATGTCGTATTCCGACTTGATTTCCAGAATGTCCTGGGCGAAATCCGTCAGGAACGTTTCTGCCGCTCCAGCTTCCGCGCGCATTACATATTCGCACAGGAGCTGGCCGCATCTCGTTCCCGGTTCGCAGGCCGCTGCCGGATCCGCATATCGGTTGATCAGTTCTTTTCCTGCTGCTCCCTCCGCACGGATCCGCGCTTCCGTATCTTCATCCGGCGTATAGGTGACATGCAGCGCCCGGAGAAGCATCTTGTATACTGTTTCTGTGATGGCCATCATGTCACCTCCGCTTTACGTGCTGTTATGCCTGTTCCTTAGTCTTCACGGTCCCTTTGACCTTGACAGGATACGCATACTCTTCGAGGCCGCTGATGTCGAGGTTCACGAAAGAGCTGTTGTCCACAGGGCGGCCGTTTCCATACATCCGTGTGGTGTATACACGGTTGTCTTCCAGGAACTGATATTCATCGGAATATTCGATGATGCCGGACTGGCCACCATTGATTGCCGCGAAGTAGTTCTCCGCGATTCCGGCCTTCGCCTTTCCAAGCTCTACAAACGGAGATGTGACGACCTTGGAAGGGAATGCCCTGTCGATCATGTTCACGATTCCAGCAGGTGTGATCACCTGCATGGCGGGGCGGATCTTCTTGATATAGTCGATGGGGTTTACGACCATCAGGATCTCAGTGACGTTGCGGTAGTCTCCGTTGTCATCCGTGATCAGGTTGTCTGCGATGACGTCGCGGTACTCTTCCCAGGTTGTGATGGCCTGTGCAGGCTTCTCGGAATACCTTTCGTTTGTCTGCTTGGACACATCGAAAGCGAGGCCGGTAGGCTGATCTTTGCCGTCGCCGGTCACGATGGCCTTCTCAAGCCCGAAAGCTACCGTCTCGGAAAGGATGTTGCGGATGTAGGCGTCCACCCACATGGGCGCAAATCCGAAGTTGAAACGGACAAAATCCTTGGGAATCGGGAAAAATGCAGTGTATTTGCCGTTTGTGATGTCGATGAACTTGAGCGCTCCCGAGAGCTGCGCTGTGATGGCGGAAGTGATCGGGCCCCAGCTTCCCAGCAGACCGCGCATCTGCTTCGCGTTCATGACCAGGCGGACTGCACCAGCCGCGTTCTGGATCTCAATCGCGGACAGGAGGGGGTGCGCCTTGCGCATATCGTCGATCACGCGGTCGATGATGGTGGGCACCATGTGGTCGGTCAGGTTCTGGATCTCCTGCTTTGCACCGGACTTCACGGCACCGATAAACTTCTGATACCAGTCGGTTTCCTCGGATGTAAGGGCGCGCAGGCCGCGGCTCTGCAGGACCATCATATCGGTCACGTTGCCGTACTGCTCAAACTCCTGCTCGATCCTGTTCGCCACGCTGTCGTGGAGCTCCTGGATCGCGGACGCTGCTGCTTCGGCATCTCCTTTCTGCATAGCATCAGAAAGCTTCTGAACGATCTTGTAATTTTCCTCCTTCAGGAGGTCTTTGTTTCTCATGGGCATGTTTTTATCTCCTTTTCTTTCTGCCGGACTCCGGCGTATGTGCTGTATGTGCTACCTTTTTACTGCTTCCATGGCCTTTGCCAGCGTCTCGCGCATTTTCTTTGCGGCGTCTTCAGGTTCAGGTGCCGCAGGCTTCATTCCTGCAGCCTGCATCATGCGATTCATCTCCTGCTGCCGGAAGAGCTGGTTCCTCAGTTCCTGGATTATCTCATCCTTATCATCATCGTCCTCATCCTCGTCCGCCCTGAATTCGTCGATGACGTCACAGAATCCATATTTCAGGCAGGACTGCGGATCGAGCATCGTTTCCTTTTCCATGAGCTCCTGCAGGGTCTTTTCGTCGATCTTCCCGCCGCTCCTGGACAGGTAAAGCTGTCTCGAAGCGGTCCCCATGGCGTCCAGCTGCTCGGCATAGGCGCGAAGCTGTGCGGCATTTCCGCTGCAATACATCCAGGGATTGTGAAGAAACATGGTCGTCCCAAGTCCCATGTGGATCTCCTGCGCGGCCATGACGATATCCATCGCCACGCTATACGCCATCCCATCGACATAGGCCGTGATCTTTGTCCCCTTTTCCTGCTTCTGCCGGAGCAAATTGAATATGGTTACACCTTCGCCCACTTCGCCACCGGCGCTGTTAACATGCAGCTCGATGTCTTCGCCATCAGGGATCTCGTCCAGTCTGTCGCGGAAAAATTTAGCGCTCGTCTCGGATTCGTCATATTTCCAAGTCTGCCAGTTGAAATCTCCGTACTTTCTCACGCTGTCATAGACATAGAGCAGATGTCTGCTGCTCCCATCTCCTTTTGCTTCCTGCCGGAAACAAAACTTAAAATCTGTCGTTCTTTTCGGCATTTTTATTCCTCCTTCCCCCTTTATTCCTCATGCTCCAGATCAGACAGAGAGGAATCTCCTCCAGGCACAGGTGCCTGTGTCCCTTTGGTTCCCTCCGTCTTCGCCGCATCTTCGATTGACTCAAGGTCTGCGAAATTCTTGCTGATCAAGTGTTTTCTGCTCCACTTGGTTCCAAGCTCCGGCCGGCCTGTGAGTAGTCTGATCTCGTCAATCGACGAGCCGCTGCCCAGGAGGTTGTAGGCCCCCTGAGCCGCTTCGAAGATGTCCGTGTATTCGATGCCCGTCAGGTCGATCATCTGGTATGTTCCCTTCAGGACCTCTTTACCGTTCCGTTTGCGGTTGTTCTCGGTCGCGATCACGTCAGCTATCGGCCTGATCCCGAATGTGATCAGGTTCCGTGTAAGCTGCTTCACCTCTGCCGCCGTCCCCAGCATAATCTGAGGTGGTATCTGCAGAGCATTGGCTACCTTGGTCGTGATCTCCGTCGTCATGTCAGTTATGTCCTTGACCTCTGACGTCGTCCGCTTTGACGCCTCCGACGTCTTTACCTGGTAGTCGAAGCCTTTCCACATCGGCATGACTGCATTTTTTGCATTGAAATACGATTTGAACCTTTCGTTCATCATCTCCGCAAAGACATCGTTAAACGTCCTCGGAGTCCCGTCCGATTTTGTGCCATAATTCTGGGTCGCGGCGGCGTTTCCGTCGATCGTCAGGACGCCTCTTTCGCCTGCAGACTTCCGAAATTTGTCTACGGCCGTCTCGAGCAGCTGCTTATAGCCTTCCATGAGGTAGTCCAGGATGCTCTTGATGTTCCGGCTCGACAGCCGGTAGAAGAGGACCTCGTCCATCCGGAACGGCCTGGGGAATGTGTACGGATGCGGGACCCCGTTCTGCGAGTCAGCGTTCACGATCACATTCCGAAATGTATCCTGGTACAGAGCGTATACATCATGTTCATATGAGTCTGCTACCACGAGGCCCCCTTTTGTCTCGATGACTAAGCACTCGTTCCTGTATATCAGGTTCCAGACGATCTTTTGCATGAACTCATTCGCGTTGTAGTTGTAATGCGGGCTGTAATTCCAAAGAAAATACTCGTCTCCGTGTACCTCTTTGTTGTGCACGAAGGTACGGATCTCGCATGCGCTGAGCGCATTAGCGATAATGTTGATCCCGCTGCAGAGCGCAAATTCGTATGTCGTAAGCTCCACCAGCTTGTCGTGGTCTACCAGGCCGTTCAGATCGTCAGTGCTGATCGTGATCTCTGAATTGCCGAGCATTTTCCCCTGTACAAAGTCCCAAAAATTCTTAAATACCGACATTGGGGTTCCCCTTAAAAGATGGCCACCGACATGTCAATATCCGGCATATCCCCCGAATCCGGGAGATACTCCAGGCAGCACATGGCAGCCGCAAATCCCATAAATCCATCTGTCTTCCTAAGTTTCGGCTCAATTTTCCCGTATGAGACATTTCCCTTCGAGTCTGTGAGCTTCTTGACGTTGTTTGTGTACCACGCCATCATCCGATCCCACCCGCTGATCTGGCGGTTCAGGAATGCGCTGTTGATCAAGCTGGCTGCTTTCGCTATGTCCGACGGCCGCACGAGATAGATCCGCTTGTTCTCCTTGTCAAAGGCATCGAACCCCCAGAATTTGAACGCTTTGTTAAGCCAGGTGTATCTGTATGAGTCTATCCCGATCATCATCATCCTGTATCTTTGGGCGTACCTGGCTATCCATTCCGCCGGCAGCTCCGGAGGGATCTCCACCTCATCCACGATCGTGCAGATCCCCTCTTTTGCCCATTTTTCAATGGGTGCCTTGATATTCGGCAGGTCCTTAGATCTTTTGCAGATGAATGTGTGGTGGAATCCCGTGATTTGTTTTCCCTTCCGGAAGAGCACGTAGCATCCGCAGAAGTCGTTTGTCTTCGTGTAGTCCACGCCTGCCACACACGCCATCCCCCTCTGTGGTTCGAAATCCCGCTGCCGCAGGCACGCTTCTATGTCCTTCCACTCAGCTACCGCTTTCTGCGGGTCCGAAATCGGGAAGTTGCATCTTTTGGCCAGAAACTCCGGGTAGTAGTCCGGGGTTGATGGCATGAGCTTGATCTCCTGCTCGATCGTTGAGCGCAGGCTGTAGAAAGACGGATCCGCAATAGAAGGATTCGCTTTCACGATCTTGTTTATATCCTTCCATTCCTCCTCTGCTTCGATCCTGAACCAGTTAACGAAGGTCCTGTTGGCTGGGTCGTATTCTCGGAGGATGATCTCATTCTGCGCTTTCTCTTCGTCCAGGACGCCGCCGCGCTCGTGGCCGTCTGTCGTTATTGTAATCTCCCGCCACCACTTCATTTTGCCGGTACCAGACTTCAGCGTGTTCATGTTCCTGGTATCAACATACTGGTGTTTCTCGTCGTAGATGACGCAGCCTGTCCTCTTGGAGTCCTTGTTTTTCGTCGAAGTCGTGTTTAGGCGAAATTCGGCGTTCATTTTCTTGCCAAGGACCTTTTCTGCCATCCCTTTGAAGTTGGCTTTCAGCGTCTTGGCGTAGGCCTGTTTTACCGGCTCGTTTACCAGGTTGGCCACGTCTTTGATCGACGTTCCCGCCTGGTCTTCTCCGTTGGCGATCAGGTCCACGTTATAACCCTTGACCCCGTGGAGAGGTGAGATCATGTACAGGGCACAGAAATCTATGAACCCATTCTTGCCCGAGCCTCTGCCCATGATGTCTCTGGTGACATGGAAGTAGATGTCATCGTATGGAGCGCCCTGCACGCGGATGAACACGCCGAACATGATGGCGAACTGGTAGCGTTCCCATGGGAGTAGGTCAAACTCGAAATACTTCTGCAAAGTGAGACCTTTCCGGATCCGCTCTGCATCCACATAGACGTCCGGCCGTTCGAGCACAGGGATGATGTTATTCTCGATCGCAAGTTCCTGCTCCCTGCAGTGCTCAATATGGTTCCCGCGGATTAAATAAATCCACTCGTCTATGTTCGGCTCATAAATCGTCATCCTCTTCACCTACTATGTCGCTGGTCGTGACGCCCAGCGTCTTGAGCAGGGCAAGCATCTGACGATTCACCACCGGCAGCTGCTTGGGCGACGTATTGTCTTTGCCGTCTGCGGTCCGCAGGCCGGTCTCCTGGATGTCATCGATCAGCATCTCTTTAAGGTCCCACAGCTGCAT